CGCCAGCGGCAACCGCCCAACCTACGAAGCGAGCCGCAGCGAAGAAGCCAGCCACGCAGATTTGGCTTGGGCAACGATGCACGCACTGTTTAACGAACCGCTTCAGGGCGAATCCGCCAATACCAGTAATATTGTGGAGATTTTTTAATGAGTGAACAAAACGAGGCCGCCAACCTGGGCACAATTGAACCTGAAAAACTGCCGAATAAAGCGGCGACGGCAGAAGCATTCAGTTTTGGCGATCCGATCCCCGTACTGGACCGACGCGAGTTGCTGGATTATGTGGAGTGCGTGCAGATGGACCGCTGGTATGAGCCGCCGGTTAGCTTTGACGGGCTTGCGCGGACCTATCGTGCCGCCGTGCACCACAGCTCGCCTATTGCCGTCAAACGCAACATTCTGACCAGCACATTTATCCCACATCCACTACTGAGTCAGCAGGCATTCAGCCGCTTCGTGCAGGACTACCTAGTGTTTGGTAACGCTTATCTGGAGAAACGAACCAGCCGGCTCGGCGGCATTCTGTCGCTGGAGCCGTCGCTCGCGAAATACACCCGCCGCGGCTTAGATCTGGATACCTACTGGTTTGTGCAGTATGGCATGACCACGCAACCGTATGAGTTCACCAAGGGCAGCATCTTTCACCTGATGGAGCCGGATTTAAACCAGGAAATTTATGGCCTGCCGGAATACCTGTCCGCCATCCCTTCAGCCCTGCTGAATGAGTCCGCCACCCTGTTCCGCCGCAAGTATTACATCAACGGCAGCCACGCAGGCTTCATCATGTACATGACCGACGCCGCGCAGAACCAGGAGGACGTGAATAATATCCGCCAGGCAATGAAAAGCGCCAAAGGGCCGGGCAATTTCCGCAACCTGTTTATGTACTCTCCCAACGGCAAGAAGGATGGGATTCAAATCATTCCGTTGTCTGAGGTCGCGGCAAAGGATGAATTTCTGAACATCAAGAACGTCAGCCGCGATGACATGATGGCAGCACACCGTGTCCCGCCGCAGATGATGGGGATCATGCCGAGCAATGTTGGGGGTTTTGGGGATGTAGAGAAGGCTGCAAATGTATTTGTGCGTAATGAATTGCTACCTTTAACAAAACGGATTAAAGAGGTTAACGAATGGTTAGGGGAAGAGGTTTTGCGATTTGAGTCATATTCGCTGAATTAATTTTTGTTGTAAATCAACATGCTTTGCTGTTCGATAGCATCACTATTACTTTAAACAGGATGAACACGTGGTACAGCAAGCATGGTCTTTCAAAGCAATTGATCAAGATGATTTAAGGTACTGGGGAAATGATGGGTATCACGATGACTCATCAGCCTTCTACCGCTATGACAGTTTCGTAGCAAATCACAAAAACGTAAAAGAAGGTGATATCGTTATCATTACTAATAGAGAAAAAGTCTTAGGCATATCTGTTATTGAAAAATTAGAAACGCAGAGCATTAACAAGAAGCGTAACAAATGCGTTCACTTGGACTGCAAAGCGAAAAAAATCCTCCCAAGGAAAACTATAAAACCAGAATGGCGTTGTGATAACGGGCATGAATTTGATAAACCAAGAGTGGTTTTTGAGTCAGCTAAAGAATTTATAGCAAATTACGGCAACCAGTACCAAAAATTATCCAATATTACAATGTCACAACTCATGGATGAAACTCCACGCTACAATGGACAAATGTCCATCCAAGAAGTTAACCATCAATGGGCTGTCACTTTGCTTGCATCCCAACCCACTATGATTCTGGATCTCAGCGCCGGCGAAGCCGATAAAGACACTCCCGATTTAATGGATGAGGATCAACGGCAAGTTGTAGAGCGGCAAATAAAACAACGACGTGGGCAAAAAATATTTCGCGACCAGCTATTAAAATCAAACCCTACTTGTGCTGTTACGGGATGCATGCTTGTTGATATTCTTGAGGCTGCTCACATTGATGCCTATCGAAACGATAGTCACAATCATATTAGTAATGGATTGTTGCTCAGAAGTGACATTCATACTTTATATGACCTAAATCTTTGTGCTATAGACCCGGCCACAAAAACCATTCATTTTTCAGCGGAAGCTTTGAAAAATGGATATTCGAAATTCGAAGGTTTGAAAATAAACATCAAACACAACATTGCAATAAAACCACTATTAACCAGATGGTTGTTATTTAATATCCAAAAATCCTGCTGACATATAATACTCAGCAACAATCAAAGGGCGTCTTAATGCTAAAGACGCCCTTTAGCATACTATTAAAGCACCAGGGGATCAGTGACCCACGCCTTATTATGTCCTGCTTGATAACAATCATAAATAAATAAACCCACTCCTGTATTCGCTGGGAGTTCAATTTCAGGGATATAGTAACTTGCTGGATTGCTATTTTCTAATGAAATTAAGAAATGTTGATTAACGATCGTAGAAAGAGATGTATTGGATTCCAACAAGCCAAATGGACCATATTTTACACAGTACATTACAACACAAGCAGCAACTGCATCCATTACATTTTCCAAAGTTGAAAAGTGGAATGCCCCTGATCTATCATGCTTAGTTTTATTATATGCATCATACCATGGCAAGGAAATCGTGGGATTACTCACGCTCCAACCATCAAATGGCTTGAAATGTCTTAAGCCGTCATAATTCAAATATTGTATTTTATATTCAGACAAAAAACACTTATCTAACAACCTTACATAATCATTCGTGGAATACCTACCACTTGAACGAGATAAACTCGTATTGCCAATAATTGACACCCATTGATTTTCAACCTCAGTACAAGCAAGAATTAATAACTCTCTACACTTATGACTGTAAGAAGTCAAACCATGGATACTTGGCTCAACATATAGAAAAATATCATCAAGCTTCTCAATCAAAACTCTTAGGGCTTGCTCTGTTGCTCTTTTTTCAAACTCATCGATACCTAATGCTGCTTCTGTATCATTGACATAATATAAGGATGGTCGCCATACTCCCTTTGTAACATGTCCAACCTCATTATCTAGGGGTGATATGTTCTGAGCCCCAAATACTCTCTGAACCCAATCATTAAGAGTTCCGCTTCGTTGCTCAATAACAGTTAACCCAACCGATATTACATTAAATCCCACATCACGCCCATACAGATGCACAAAATGACTTGTAGTTTCATAGGCGTAACCGAATTTGTTCTTTTGATGTGTTGTTGTTTCAAAGTTAGGAATGCGTGTATGAGTGTTTTCGTACCAGATTCCGTTCATCATCACCTCTAATGAGAGTCGATTATATTTCATTGGGTTATATGGGTGATTCTACACTAAACTGCTCCAACGGCAGTTAATATTTTAGCCACTTCAGGCATCCAGCGCGCGCTCGTATCCCCGCCACGCCTGCCCGCTTTATGGAGTGGTTTTCATGCAGGTGCATGACGGGCCGGAAAGCGTGCCAGTTCTGGCGGCCCCGACCCGTTGCGATCCTTTTTGGATCATGCGAATCCATGCACCATAGACATGCACTGCGTTATCAAGTCGCCGTATGCTGTATGGGAGGGAGATTCCCACTGTGCAAAATCACTAATGCGTGCTTTCATCTTGCCTTACTCCGTACTCATTTAGCCTGGTAACCAGATCACTCGTCAACTCCGACAGCCAAGAGATCGCCACCTCCTTGTCGTCATCGCTACAATCTGAGCTAGCGACCAGCCGGGCCATAAGTTCTATCCGTTGCAGTGCAAGTGACTCCATGAACAAATCGTTCACAACCCCTCCCATTATTACTGTTTATATATACAGTACATCATATGTAATTAAAGCTGAAATAGTTTTTTATTCAACTAACCCTTTGATTAATAGATAACCTCATTCAAGCCCTCTAATACCACTGCCTCCATTTATCATCCTCTTGCAGCCTCTGATCCCGGTAGAACAACCGCAACCCAGCTCCAGATGGGATGCTGCCACCACGCAAAAGCAAATCCACTTCTGCGTTACTTGCATCAAACCCTCTGGCAGTAAGTTCTGCCTCAAGCTGCAGGCGCTGCTGATCCGAAATATTCTGTTTGTTTGCTTTTTTCCGCTTTGGGTTTACCAGCCTTAACCTGGCTGTCAGCTCCCGCCGTTCCTTCTGGCCCATGTTGTGTAGATATTCATGCAGTTCCTTCTCATCCATGGTTTTAATATCAGGTAAATCGCCCCCAGATTTGTTCAGATTTTCAACAGGGGGACAGTTATTGCCACGAGTCCAAGGAGCGCAAGCGCCCTGGTCGGCTGCCGCCTCCTGAACGTCAACGGCCTTACGAACCTTTTTCCACTTCACCGCGTGCGTGCAAATCTTGCCCTCCGTAATCGGGGACCAGATGCCATAGATACGGATACCGTGATCGCCGTAGGCGCTCGGCTCGTCGTTAAGCTCATATGCCGTGCGGACAAGGTGATGTTTGCGGGGAACCAGCACACCGCCCTGCTTCATGATATAGGTGGCAAAGCAGCCCGCATCAGCCGCCGCCAGTACCGCATCCAGACGCGGATTATCCAGTACCGGTGCACCCGCTTTGCGTTCGCCCTGCACTCTCGCCGCCTGACCAGCCAGCAAGCGCAGCTCGCGGTATGCCTGACGCCCCGGAATACCAAAGAAGCGAAATTGCTGGACACGGTGCAGTGACGCCCACGCGCTGACATGCTCGGCGCTGTCACGTAGTGATCTGCCTGTTTCTTTGCTGATTTCCTTAGCCAGCCCGCGCCCGTCGATGTTTTTGCTGATGTATTTAGCGATATAGCTGGTCGGCGTGCCCTTACGCGGGTTGATAAGCTCAGACTTGAAGCGCGGCCCTGTATTGGTGCCCAGCTCCTCGCGGTCTTCACGGATGGCAAACTTACGCAGCAGTGCGGTGATGGAACGGCGGTCTTTTTTGCGCATAAAGCACAGAAGATGCCAGTGCACGGTGCCGTCATGGTGCGGCTCTGCAACGCGTACGCCGTACCAGCGCAGCCCGGCCTTGTGCATTGCCTTGCGGAAAGCGGCGAATGTATCAACCAGATAGTCACTGCTCTGCCGGACAGTGGCGCTGGTCCATTTCGGATTAGGTCTGCCATTGTTGAGGGTTGCGTGGAAGCGTGACGGGCAGGTGATGGTATAGAAGACCGCGCAGTCTCCGCGCATTTCCGCGATCAACTCCAGCCCTTTAACACAGGCCATCATTTCATTACGGCGGTGCGCCGGGTTACTGTTGCTGGCATTCACTACATCTTCCATATCCAGCGTGTCACCGTCTTCGTTGACCAGCTCATGAGAGCGGAAGAACTCCAGCGATTTGCGGCGCTGCTCTCGTTTGTGGATCACCGCTTCATAGCTGACATACGGGGACGCTTTCTTGTTGACCAGGCAGACGGCACGCAGCTGCTCCTCCCGCCACTCGCAGCGCATCTGCCACAGTTTGCGATACCACCA